GGAATGCTTGTTGTAATAATACTTCGTAATCTTTTGTTGTGACTGCTCTTTCTTGAACCTGTAATGCTTTAGGAGCAAAGTATCGAATAGATTCCATTGATTCTCTTTCAGCACCACCTGCAGCTGCTACAACTGTTGTTGCTGATACAGTTGCATTATCTCCAATTGTGCCTGAACCAAAAGTATCGGCTCCATTTGGTTCTGCACCTGAACAGATTCTATATCTTACTCTTACATCTTCAAATTCTTCAGGTTGTAAACCGAACTGATTCTTACCAAAGTAAATTGAATAACGATCATCGAGATATGGTTCTAAATAAAATACTTTATCATCAGGCTTAACACCGAAAATAGTATTTGCTCTTGTGAATACATTTGCATCATCGGTTGCTTCGGCGTCAACATATACAACAATGGAATCGGTATCTACTTCGTTGTTTGTTAAATATACTCTTAATACACCGTCGGCATCAACAATAAATCCTTCTCTTTGGAAACTTGATAATATTTCTCCTTCAAAGAATTCTACATTTTGTACTTCATATACACCAGGAGCAGTTCTTCTTGCTGTGTATGATTGATTGGTAATGAAGTTATAACTTTCACCTTGATAGTTTGAAGATAGAGCAAAATATTGTGGAACTGTAATTGTAGATGCTGTTTCGGTATTGTCTACGATTCTCAAATTTAAAATTGCTTTTGCAGATTTACGTGATCTTGGAATATAGTTTAATTCTTTTGCATGAGAAACGATTGAGTTTTTAAGATTGGCAGAATCAAGAAACATTTCATTGAGTGCCATGTTTGTATAAAAGTTATTTTGATAACTGTTAAATGCAAGTACATCAAGCAACGCTGACATATTAGAACCTTCAAAGTTATAATCTTTAAACTGAGTTTGTGTTTGAAGATATACTTTAAACTGTTCTTTAATTGCCGCGAAATCTAATTCGGTAATCGGTGTTTTTGGATTTGCCATCTCTATCTATTCCTTTTTAATATAACATCTAAGTTAATCGGTTGCTGTTCGTTTTTAATATAGAACATAATTCTTACAACAACATTACCGTTATCTAAATCTCCTGAAACATATACATCTAATAACTCTGCTCTTGGTTCATATGTTTCAATTGTAGATGTTACTCTATCTTTAATAAGTTTAAGTGTACCTGGCGTAAGATTTTCAAAAAGCATATCTCTTATGCTTCCACCTAAGTATGGTTGCATAGGTCTTTCACCGCGGTCGGTTAAAATAAGATTTTTAATTGAATCTTTAACAGCATCTTCATCTTTTAGCAAAGCAATATCTTTTGACACTGGACTTATAGTAAGATCTTTATGAAAGTCCGTATAAAGATTTACTTTCTTTGCCTTTGGTGATATGTAATCTGCTATTGCCATTATAGTATTTCTCTTAAGTCTAAATGAATGAATTCGTCATATTCTTTAACATATTTAAATCCGTTCGCAAATGCCAATTCAATAAATCTTTCAGCATCGAATCCATCTTTTTTAATATCAACTACCATTCCACTTAGGTGTGAATTATCTTCTGCCCATTCTTTCTTTTTGTTATAGGCTTTACTTACCCACCCATTTGTAATAATAAGTTTAGAACCGATTTCTTGTTGTACTCTTTTTAAATATACTTTAACATCAAGATCAACTCTTGTGTAAGCATAAATTCCATCACCTTCTTTTTCGTCAAAGGATTCTCCTTCCACTCCAAAGCTTGTATCACTACCTCTAAATACCGCTCCGCATCTTGGAAGATCTCTATAATCTGCAGCCGTAATTGGAGCTATATTTTGAGGTGGTTCTCCTGTATTGGTGATTACATTTCCACCTGTCTCAGTCCATCTACCCTCTAATCTATTTATTACCTCTTGACGATCTGTTGGAGAATACCTTATGGCTCCAGCTCGTATAGCAGAGGATTCGTTTATTCTGGAAATTCTTTTGAGTCGGCTAACAATTGTAGTATATCTTGATGTGTAATTATCAAGAGGAGAATTGATATCTTTAATTAATGCTTCAATATTTCCAGCAAGTGCACAAACACGAGCAATGAGGAATTGAATTTCTTCAATACCTGGTGATTCAAACAAACTTACGGCGTAATCAATTAATCCTTTTACTTTATCTTTTACTGTTTTCTTATTCTCATCGGTAAAGAATGCGCACATTTGTTCTCTTGCGGTCATAATACCTTTCACAACCGATTTATCTACAAAAGTTTCAAAATCTTCTGTAATAGCCGCAGGATCAAAGTTGTCTATTATATCTTGTACTTCAGTAAAGATTCTATCAATAACTTCTTCAATCTTTTCCTTTATTTCATCAATTAGTTTTTCTATTAAACCAGCAACAGTAAGATCTTGTATACCATCGTATGTTCTTACCTTTTCAACAAAGTCAAAGATCTTTGTTACGATTTCTTCAACTTCTCCAATTAGATCAAAGAATGCATCAATTGAAGCAAAAAGAGAATCAAACCTATCACAGAATCCACCTAAGATACTTGTACTGAAATCATTTTTATAATATGAATCTAAATTACGAGCAAGTCGAGGAACATCATTTTCATTCATGAATCCTGAAGGAGTATAATTATAATTCTGTAAAAAATCTGATAGTTCTAAATTAGAAATATTACCTCTTTGCCATCTACCTGATAAATCAGGATAACTATCAAGATCTCCAATTCTTTGTCTTAATAATCCATTTAAATAATCAGTTGCTTCATATAAAACATTTCCGTATTTGTTTACCGCAATAGAAAGAGGATTAGTTTCTGCTTCATTTACAATACTTTGAGCAATCTCTTCAACAACTGCGTCAATTTGCGCAAGAGTATATCTTCCTTGCATATCAGTGACAGGATTTGGACTAAGAGCTAATTTATTCTGGACCGTTTGGTCATTTCTATCAATACACGCTTCAGCCATTATACAATACCTCCTGATGATGCAGTATCATCTAATGGTGAAAGAACTCCTGAAGCATATCCCATCGCAAAATATCCTTTAGGAACAATTGATGTTGACTTGCTAGGTGGTTCAGGCATCTTAGATAAAGTCATACCCCAAGCTCCTAAACCTACAGGTAAGAAATCGGCAATAAGAGCACCAAATGGATTTGATAATACTTCGGCAAAGAATGTTGGACTGTTTCCTGTAGGATAAGCCCAACCTGAAGTAAACCCAGGCAATGGTGCTGCGATAGGTGTACTTACAGCAGCAGGTACTAATGCAGGTAATGTTGGTATAGCAATAGTAGGAGGAGGAACAACCGCAGGTGTACTTCCGACAGGTCCGACATATGCTGCAGCATTTAAATTGACAGCCGACGCTGTTCCAAACACTGCAGCGGTTGAGTTCAATCCAGTTATATTTGCTGCAGTAAAGTTTCCAACAGTTCCAGTAATGATTCCACCATTTAATGTTCCTGCATTCCATATACCACTAAAGCTTCCGAACGCTGATGTTATTGCCATTATTGGTGTTGTTAAACTCCAACCAGGTGTCCCTACAGCTCCTGAAAGAGGTGATGGAGGAATTAGACCACTTGCTAGGTTAACAATATTAGAGGCAGCTAAATGGATATCACCAGGAGATGATAACTTAACTGCTTTATTACAATATACATCGTAAGTAGATAATGCAGTATTTTTAATATTCCTAGAAACAAAGTTTAATTGGTTTCTTGCTTCAAACTGAATTTCTTTTTTACCAAATACAGTCATAATACCTGCATTGGCTTCTAACTTAACATCACCGCCTCTTATTTGAACTTGATCTCCACCATTTAGATTCATTTGTCCGCCAACACCAAACTCGGCATTGCCGTGAACAAGCATTCTGTAATCACCTTCTATTTCTTCGGTCTTATTTCCTTTTACGTATACATGAGCATTACCATTAATCGTTACGACACTGTGACCCGATGATTCATGTTTTGTTCCAATATTAATCTCATAACGATCTGCTGTTGCTTTTTCGGCAACTGTTCCTTTTGCATCTATTTGAATATATGCACCACTGTTGTGATGAATCATGATTCTTTCTGCACCAGGAGAATCGTCTATTTCAATTGAATGTCTTGCTGTTTTAATTACTTTATTGTAAGGATATTTTGCTGCGTATGCAGGACTTGGTTCAGCCCATGTTTCGTCTTCATTGGCAATCTTTTGGTCGTGAACTCGATTGGCTGCCATTGATAACAAATAAGTCTCTAATAATTTTTCACCTGTGGCTAATCTATCAGGACCACCTGCAGCATTAAAGTTTCTAGGAGCATAAGGTCCACCTAATAGATCACCATCTTTAGCAGCAATAACTCCATATCCATCAGTTATAGGATCTAATTCACTATTATATGTTCCAGGAATTAAACCAAGTATTAAAGGATGTTGTGCACTTCTTCCATCAAGAAACATTCCATATACAAAAGAATTTAATGGAGGTGGTGGATTATTGGTATCGTAATTACCTGATGCACATAATGCCCAAGGCAAATCTTTTGTTTTAATATCAGAATGTGTACCGTGAATACCGAACGCACGAACTTGAACCTTTCCTTCTCGAGATTCGTCAACATTATTTTCCACAATTCCTATAAAGAAATGCGGTTGTCCAATACCTGATCCACTTATCATATTTCAGTTTCCCAATCAAACTTCACAAGCTGTAAATTTGTTTCCAAACTTGTTCCATTGATATTATGTTGCGTTGCATAAATTAAATAGTATCCGCTTAATCTTTTATTTTGTTCGCCTTCCAATCCAGCATTAGGTTCTAATATTGAAAGATTAACTACTTCACCTGGTTGTAAATCTATTCTTCCTCTCATAGAAGCAGTACACATATTATTCATTAAGTGATAATGATATGCGCTTCTATTTTGAATAATCTCTGTCATATGTTGGTCTTCGCGATTAACTTGACCTTCTATTACTTGTTTTCCTTCAGGACTCCAATCTCTATAGACAACATACTGAGGTGCATTGTCTAAAGTAAATGTATCACTAATAAATTTGTCAGAATGTTTTCCTCCAACAATTCCACCAATCCTTCCTTGCATACCTTTATAAGAACCTTTATTTTCTAAATAGTCGTAATTGAAAACTCTTTTCTTATGTGTTACCAAATCAATTTCCATTACTGTATTTTTATACGCACCTTCATGCATATCTTTCATTGTTGCTATATGTGATGCATTATTAAATGATTCTAATGTTTCAATAATAGTGGCTCCATCTAATGGATTTCTATCAACAATTGGAGAATACTTTAATTGTTTAATTTCTGACTTTTGCGCTTCTGCTAAAAGCCATTCATCTGTTACCCAATAATAACCACTTATGGTTTCAAAGAATCTAAATGTCGATGATTTAGAAGTATTTGAAAATGCTTTACGAGCTAAAAACTTCATTGCTTCATGTGGTGTATAGTCAGGAATAATAATTCTCATATTACCAGCTGATTCTTCAAATTGCCATTTTCTTGTACTTTCTAATCCTGGTTTAAAGTAATCTTTAAAAAGTTTATTAACAGCAAAAGAAGCTTTCTTATCACTGAAGGAAGTTATGATACTATATTTACTTGCCTCAAAAGAAGATTTTGAAATCCATTTAAGTATGTAACTATACATATCACCAGAACCAGGTTGTTGAATCACGTCTGTTATTTCAACGACCTGACATACTAAGTCAACTTCAGTTTGTAAGTCATGACATTTTAATCTAATTCTTAATTCTTCTTCACCACGAATAGGCAGGTTATTAATTAAACCAACACCATCCAACATTTCTATTTCACCGCTAATAGTAACTGATCCCATAGATTGATGCATTGAAAATCTTCCGATCATTCCATCAATTCTTTCGGAGCCACCTGCATATGCTTTTAGCATTGCAGATTCAATAGTGCAATATCCAGGATTAAAAGTTTCCATTATGTACCAGTTATGCTTTTAGTAAATTCTGTATTAAGCTGATTTAAATATGCGTTATCAAATAAAAATATTTCTTTCTTGTTATTGTTTAGGTCTTCTTCGTATTCATAGATACGATAAGCAACCCAATCCTCAGGAATAATTCTTTTAATAATAATCTTATCACCTCGTTCAGTACGCATAATGACGCGGTCCTCACGACGAAGATAAATGGTTCGGAACGATTCCGGTGCTAAAATAATATCATCTACTGCCATTTGCTATTCCTATACTTTTTTGATATAATATAAAACATTTTCATCAATAGTTTCGTCTTTAGTCCAATCAATTACATCTTCTCCAACTTCACCAGATTGCTCTGTATATTTTGATACGAGATAATCGTTAAATGTTTGAGCATCCATAGGCCATTCATAATAAGGATCTATAATATTATTTGCCATATATACTAACCAAACATAATCGACTGAACCATAGTATTCTAAAGCAATATCTTCGGCTCTTTCGCCGTCTTTAACAGTATATGAATAATACACATAAGGATTATTTGATACTGCTCTTATAAAAGAAGCTCTTCTGGAAATATCTCTTACTCTTCTTCCTTGATAAGTAATGATTGGAAAATCTTGAAAATATTTTTTTGCCATTATGTTGTTCCTCCATCTCCCGACGTGCTAGATGCTTCATCATTAGTTGTTTCAGGCGCAAGTTCAAACTTTCTATCTTCTCCTCGGTCAGAGCCATAATCTTCAGCAGTTTGAATTTCGAGTTCCATAAAGGTCATTGAAATATTCATACCCATAGGTACTCCGCCTTCAGCAATAGTTAATATACTTCCACCTTCTGCATAATTAACATCAATGCCTGAACACATACATGGTTTGAATCTAGGAAAATGATCTTCGTTAACTCCTAATAGATTAATATAAACTACTGATGGATATTCTAAATAAGCTTTTGCCAAAGAAGATGCAACTACGTTTCGAGTATTATCATCTGCATTAGATGGAACTAATGCTTGAACTCTTGGTAAGATTTTTGATTTTACTTTTTTAACAATATCACGTATATCATTTGCTTCTTGTGGATTAGATGGATAAACTTGCCAACTAAATGTAAAGGATCTAAGATCAACTCCACTAAAATGTAAAGTAGTTAATGGGTTTGTTACTGATCCTAAAGCAGCACCAATAGATTTTTCTCCAATACCTAATCCGCCTAGAACACTTGTTCCTAATGTACCTATTAATCTTTTAAATACTTTTCCATTTGCTTCTGAAAATACGCCGCCAATAGTATCATCTCCGCCCCCACCAAATAAACTTCCTGCTGTGCTAGCTATTGCGTTTCCAAGTTTTTTGGCAGTACCAACAAAATCCTCAGTCCCCGCTATTGCATTTGTTACTAAAAACTCTTCGATGAAGCTTCTTTCAAAACTAGAAATTGAAACTCCTGTACTATCAGTTAAAGTTTTTGGAATAGGTAATTCTAAAATAAATGATTCTGATTCTTGTGCTCTTCTATTGGCCGCAGTTCTCCATTGAGTACTTGAGGCCGTGCCGCCGGCAGCTGCGCCTGCTCCACTTAAATTTCCTACTTTTGAACCTGACACAACTTCTTTATAATCGTATTTCTTAAAGATCATTTGAATGCCGTGAGGAAATGAAGCAGATGGCCACTGCAATCTATCTGTTCCAGAATTGGATCTTCTTGTTTCTAAGTTGGGTCTTGCCATTTATCTGTTTCCTTGGAATCTTTCCGACATTTTCTAATAAATATGTAGTACGGATAATTTATTATTTATAACGGTAATCGGAAGTTACATTATGGCATATAAGGGTAGATTTAGACCAAAGCACCCCGAAAAGTATAAAGGTGATCCTACAAAGATTATTTATAGGTCTTTATGGGAATTTAAAGTATTTAAGTGGCTTGATTTACATAATGATGTAATATGGTGGCAATCAGAAGAAGTGATTGTTCCATACAGATCTCCGATTGACGGTAGAGTACATAGATATTTTCCGGATGTGATAGTACACAAAAGAGACGGTTTAGGTAATCCTCAAACTATTATGATTGAAATTAAACCAAGCAGTCAATGTATACCACCAAATCCGGCTAATAAGAACAATACAAAGACAGGAAGAATATCAAGAAGATATTTGAATGAAGTTAAACGATACGGTGTTAATGAAGCAAAGTGGAAAGCAGCAAAATCTTTTTGTGCTGATAGAGGTTGGCAATTTACCATTATGACAGAGAAACATATTCCAGGGGCAAGATAAGTGGCAACTTTATTTACAGACATATTAGCAAAAGGGATCCGAAGAGGTGAAGTACCTGCTCGTACTCAAACCGCAAGAGAGTGGTATCGTAAGCAAGCAACTTCAAAAGATGGTAAAGCAATTACACAAGAACAAATTACAGCGGCAAGAGGAAGAGGAAGATCTAAAGCAAGATTACAAGGTGAAGGTTCTATCGGAGAAATGTATTTCTTTTCATATGATCCTAAAACAAAAGAGACATTACCTTACTATGATAGGTTTCCATTGGTATTTCCAATAAATACAGCAAAAGGCGGATTTTACGGATTAAATATGCATTACTTGCCACCTCAATTAAGAGCTCGATTAATGGATGCGTTGTATGATTTGGCAAGTGATGATAGATATGATGAAAATACAAAGATAGAACTTAGCTATGATATTTTAAATAAAGCATCAAAGTTTAAGTTATTTAAACCTTGTATTAAAAGATATTTAAGTTCACATGTAAAATCAAGATTTATTAAAATAGAAGCTTCTGAATGGGACATTGCTTTATTTTTACCAGTAGCTGATTTTCAGAAGAAAGGTGCTCAAACAGTTTGGGCTGATTCGCGTAAAATGGTCGCAGGATAATATATGTCATTTAATATTTCAAAATTTAAAGCTAGAATGGATAGAATGGGTGGTCCTGGGAAGACTAACCTATTTGAAGTAAGAATGTCTCAGCCTTTATGGGTAGCAAGATTAACCCCGGAAGAAAAGGTTTCAGATTTTACAGCAAGAGATTTTTCTTTGTTTTGTTCTGATGTAACTTTTCCTGGTGTTGATATTACTATGGGCGCAATGGATTATGTAGGACAATTAACAAGATCAATACCAACATCAGTCACAACCCCAGGTCCAATAACATGTAAATTTTATTGTGACTCAGATCATAACACAGTTAGATTCTTTCACAGATGGATGCGAGAAGTTATGAACTTCAGTTCACAAGGTGGACAACATTCAGAATTTGGTGGAAAGTTAAAAGGAGAAGCAGGATTTAAAGATAACTATGCCTGTGATTTAGAAATATTACATTACTCAACACAAAGCGATCCTGGTGTATATTATGCAGCAAATCTTTTACGTGCTTTTCCAACAAAAGTTTCGCCCGTAGCATTATCTTGGGGTTCTACAGAACCAGCAACAATAACTGTTGATTTTGCTTTTGATGATTATCACTTCTCAGATGATAAAGCAGGAAACACAGGAGCTCGTTCAACAAGAGGTGCTGGTCTATTGGATCTCCTTGGAGATATCGCAGGATTTGCCGATACCGTAAGAGGAACAATTAAAGCAGGAAGACCAAGAAGCATACAAGATGCAGTTAACAGATTACAGAGATTAGGAAATGCGCTTGATAATGTATCAGACAATTTTCCAAATACAGATGGAACAGGTAATTAATTAGGAGAAATATATTATGGCATTACCAAAAATTGATTTACCATTAAATGAGTTGGTATTACCCAGCACAGGAGGTAAAGTTAAATATAGACCGTTTACGGTAAAAGAAGAGAAAGTCCTTTTAGTGGCTGCGGAGACAAAAGATCCGTATGCTGAAATGATGGCAATTAAACAAGTTGTAAATAATTGCTTATTTGATATTGACATTAGTGAAATCGCGATGATTGATTTAGAATACGTGTTTCTAAAGTTAAGATCAAGTTCAGTTAGTAATACTACAGAGTTTGTTATTACTGACCCAGATACAAAAGAACAAATTACACTTGACTTTGACATTGAAACAATGGAAACTATTCATCATCCTGATCATTCGAAAGAAGTTCAAATTAATGATGAATTGACTTTATTTTTACAGTATCCGTCTATTGATGATTTTGCATCTATACTTGATATGGATCCTAATGACCCATTATTGAATTATAGAATTATGGTTGCATGTTTAGATAAAATAGCCACTGAAGATGAAGTCCATTATTTTAAAGATCATTCAGAGCAAGAGATTGCTGACTTTATGGATAATATGTCAGGGGATGTAATTAAAAAAGTAACAAAGTTTTTTGAAACAATGCCTAAGTTAAGGCAAGAACTGAAATATACAAATAGTAAAGGTGATGAGAAAACGTTTGTCGTGGAGGGCATGCGTACTTTTTTTACCTAGGCCTTAGTCATATAACACTAGGGCATTATTATCAAATTATATTCGGTTTAACTCAACATCATAAATGGAGTTTGAGTGATATTGAAGGTTTGATGCCTTATGAAAGAGATTTATATTTTCAAATGTTGTTGGAGTTTTTAGAGAAACAAAAAGAAGCAAGAGCTAATGCTAATTAGATAGGAATATAAGAAATGGCAGAAATGAGCGCTGATACACAAGCAATAATAGATACTCTGATAGAGCAGGGTAGGTTATTGCGTAATGACGGCCGAACAAATTCTATTAAGACTGTTAATATAAAGCTTGATAAATTCCATGGTGCATTTACTGCCATGAACGGATTCTTATCTCAGATTGCCGCATCCATGAATACAATGGTTGGTAATGGAACAACGACAGGTGGTAGTTTTAATGAAGGTAGTGCTACTGCAAGTGCCGCCGCGAGAATTGAAGCAGCATTCGAAGAAGGCAGTGAGGAAAGAGAAGCTCTCCTGGCGGATGTTAGAGATCAATTAAGACGACAAGCCGACCTTGATGCTGCGGCATTAACTAGAGCTGAAGAAGCAGAGAAAGAAAAGCAAGAACAAGAAAAGAAAGATCGTCTGAAGAAACAAGGTGAAGAAAATCTAAAAGCCTTAAAAGAAAATACAGTAACTGGACAATTATTAACTAACCCAGTAAGTTTCTTAACCAAAGTATTAAAAGGTGCATTAATTGGTTTTGTTGGATTCAATGTTATAAGAGGAGTTGTTGACGCCTGGACTGGTGGAGCAATGACTGACTTTATTGAAGGTATTGACTGGGAAGCCATCGGTAAAAATTTCAAAGATCTTGCTGAATGGTTAGGAAGTAATAAATGGGCTGCCTTTACTGCTGTATTAAGTAGTTGGTTATTAGTTGACTTTGGAGTTCCTTTAGCAGTAAATTTAGTAGGAGAAGCCTTAAGAACAAATGCATTAGTAACCGCACTCGCAAAAATGTCAGGTGCAGAAATAAAAAGTGCTCCTGGGTTCTTAAGTACAACAAATGTATTAAAAGCAGGACTACTAGGACTGCTTGCGATCGGGTTTAGGTTTGCTGCAGACAAAATAAGAGACTCATTACGTTTTGACGGAATGACTGAAGAACAGATTTTGAGGGCTGAGGCCGTAGGTTATGATACAACCGCATCAGCTGCTGTTAACATAGCAGGTTATACTGCAGCAGGCGCATCACTCGGTCGCATCTTTGGTCCTAAAGGTATGATCGTTGGCGCTATTCTAGGTTTTGCGATCGGTGCTGGGATGAAAGTTTGGGAGGTAGTAAATCGAAAATCACAAGAAAAAATTGACGTTGCATTGCTTGAAGAAGAAGTAGCAATTCAACAAGCTGAAGCAAATAAAAAAGCAGCTGAAGATTTATTAGCTCAAGTTGCGGCAGAACAAATAACCGTATCTGATGCTCAATTAAGAAGCTTAAGATTACAGGCTGGCTTAAATCCAGAAACTGGAGAACCTTTAATTGATGGGCCAGAAATATCCCCTGAATTACAAGAATTAATTAATGATACGAATGAAGAAATTGCTAATGCCGTAGCGCGCGAACAAGCAAAATTAAACAGACTACAAGATCAGTTAGATGATCCGTATCTGCGTTATAAAGAAGGAGTTGGGCCCAATTCCATAGGTACTTGGGAAGAGATTACAGATGCTTCTGAAATTGCTGAAATACAAGCAGAAAGACAAGCGAAGTTTGAAGCGCAACAAAAATATTTTCAAGAAATTATAGCAATGAGAGATGAAAGAATTGCTAGTGGTGTTGATGCGGAAGACTTAGTTGCTATTGCCCCGGTAGGAATTTGGGAAACCATTGCAGATCTATGGGAAGATAATCGAGATAGAAGACTCAGAAGAGATAGAGAAAAAGAAGAAGAAGCATTTGAAGAATTCCAAAAATCTTATGAAGGCCCAGCAAATCGACGAGTATTACAACAAGCATTAGATGCAATTGAAGAAGGTACGTTAACTTCTCAACAAGCAATTACAATTATTAGACAAGGTGATAGTCAAGTGGTTGATAATAAAGATGTATCAACTTC